GAGGCTAATCAATTTGAAACCATTGGACCCAAGCGTGATAAAAGTTATTTCTAACCAACAGGGAATCATCAAAAGATACGAACAGACAAGCAAGACAAAAAACCCAGCTAAAAAATTCAAACCCGAAGAGATTTTTCATTTAAGCAGAAACCGAGTTGCAGATTCAGTATTGGGAACAAGCGTAGTTGAAAAACTGGAGAAGATTATTCTAGCAAGGAACGAAGCAATGGATGATTACAAAAAAGTAATCCACTGGAACATAGCACCAAGATGGATTTTCCACTTGGACACAGACAACCCAACAAAGATTGCAGCATTCAAGGCAAAGGAAGACGCAGCAAACGCAAAGGGAGAGAACATGTATATTCCAAAGGGCGCAGTGGAACCAGAGTTGATGGGAGTTTCTACGAATGCATCTATGAGTCCGTTGGCATGGATTGAGAGTCTTAACGATTATTTCTTCGAAGCATGTGGGACACCTAAGATTATAATAGGAAACAGTAAGAACTTCACAGAGGCATCGGCAAATACAGTCTACTTAGCATTCCAGCAGAGTGTAGAAGAAGACCAACTATATATTGAGGAACAGGTAGGAATGCAATTAGGAATTGAGCTTGAATTAGAGTTCCCAGCTAGCATTGAGAATTCAGTACTAAGCGATAAAAAGAAAGACGGACCTATGGGCCCAGACCCAAGTGACGTAACTGCAGGCGGAGGTCCTAGACAATGAAAGAATTTATAAAAATCACAAACCAAGACATCTTCACGGAAATTCAAAACTTGAAAAAATCAAACAGAGAAGAGCATGCAGAAATGATTGCTTGTCAAATCGAAACAAACGGCAGAGTAAAGTTGAATCGATGGATTGCAACTACAGCTTTAACACTAGCATTACTAGCAGGAGGCATTGCATTATAATGGCAACAGTAAGGGATGTAACAGGCAGAGTTCATTTGAATCCAGACAAAAAAAAGAAAGCAGAAATAGCGGCCGGATTTGCTGCGGCAGAAAAATCACAAAGACCAATACAGGGGCCAGTAAGACCAACTACTGATGTAGCAAAATTCAGAAAGACAGGGGTTAGCACACGACGACAAGGGGCAGTCACACCAGAGAGGGAAGTTCCAAGCCCAAAAGCCCAACAAAAAAAACAAGGATTTTTTAGTAGAGCATTAGATGTAATCAGCGCGCCATTGAGTCAACCGAGAACAACATTCACTCAAGGACTAAGAGCAGGTGCAGAAGCAGTAAGGCAAAGACGAGAGGATATTTCAACAGGGGAAAAAGGCGGAGCCGGGGTTATTGCTACTACGGTAGCAAGCACGGTGATTGCAGCTGGGGTAGTTTTGGGAGCAAATGCATTAATTGGATTGACAGCAAAGGGTGGAGCAGTAGGGGCATCGGCAGCAGATTATACTTTTACGGGTGGGATAGACGCATATGGGAGTCAAATTGCGGCGAGGGCAGCAGGGACGACTGGGTTTGCTAAGATTGGTAGTATAAGTCTAGCGACGTGGGGAAAAACACTAGCAGGGGCTTGGATAATCGACAATTTTATTTTGAGCCCAACAGAAACAGCAACCTGGGCAGGGGTAGATAATGTTGCAGGAGCAGTCAGCTTCCAGGTAAAAACAGTAGTTGACGGAGTAGAAGACGGAACCTCTACAAGAGCAGACGCTGAAATTCTAATCGCTGACGCAAAGGTATCAATCGACAAGGCAAAAACTTATGTAAACTGGGTAACAATGTTGAACCCAAAGGCATGGTCAAGCAGAGGAATTTTAATGGAAGCAATCGATACAGCCACGCAAGGAGTTCTTCTTCAGGAAGCAAGGTTAGCAGAGATTGACGAGACGGCTCCAACATTCCAGGAAGCACAGGCAGCTAGAGATTTAGAATTCAAAAGAAGTCAAGAAGAAAGAGACAGGAGATACCAGAAACAACGAGAAGAAGCAGAGGCCAGAAGTGCAGAAGATACATTATTCTTCGAAGCACTTAGGGCAAGAAACAATGACGAAACATTAACACCAGAGCAAATTCAATTATTGGAGAGTAGAGGAATTTTTGGGAGACCGCAAGAAACAGGTGGCAGAAGCGCACTTGACTTTGGATTGTTAAGATAAACTACAGGAGGTTAAAAATGGAAACTGAAATTGAAACTGAAATTGAAACTGAAGAACAAGTTGAAAAACCAACTCAGCTGAGTTTGATTGAGGAAGCTAAAGCAATCAGAGATGAAATCAATAAGGCAAAAGAAGATTTGAAAGCTGAGAACGATAGAAAAGAGAAGCTACAAATCGAGGCAACATTTGCAGGTAGAGCAGAAGCTGGCGTAGAAGACCCAGAGCCAGTAGAAATCACCGACGAGGAATATGCCGACAAAGTTCAAAAAGGTGAAGTCAATCCGTTCGCTGACGATGGACTTATCTAGAAAACTAATCGAAAAAGAGATAGTGGGTTCAGAAGCTGCACTTAAAGCTCACAAAGAGGGGGTCTTAATTCACGAGATTGTATTGGCAGCGCTTAGACAAGAGCTAGACAAGCTAGGGGATGATAAGCCCGAGGAAGACTAATCTCCGAGCAAGCTCAGGAGAAACATCTTCCCGCCCCGTTTAGTATCACCTCATGGGTTCTGACTTGGCGGTTGGTTTTTCCCGAATTAACAGGCTAACAGAATAAAGAAAGTTTTAAATACTATTCATTCCTGTTTTTATCATGGCGAATGAAGTAAAAATAAACACACTCCTTGGAAAAGGAGGAGACCCAGTAGAATACACAGTTGCAGCAGGAACTGCAATCGAAAAAGGAACTCTAATGCAGATGACAGGAAACGGCGTTGCAATCAAGGTCGCAGGAGCTGGTGTCCCAATCGCAGGAGTTGCGGCTTCATCAAAGACAGCTACTGACGGAATCACTAAGATGGCATGTTTGACTAATTTTATTGGAGAATTTGCGACAACTGGAGGAGCTATTCCTCTCGGTGAATATGTCCGAAGTGACGCAGCTACAAATACAGTGGGCCCAATGACTTCTTTGGATTTCGAGACTGGTAAAGCAGTAGGAAAAGCTATGGATACGGGTGCATCTAGTACAGTAAATGTGAGGGTTAAGATTTAATGGCAAGCGCACAAGTTGGACAGACAGACATTCGAGGAGAAAATATTTCTAAGGCCGTTAAGGGTTTCGCACTAAAGCTTTTCAAGATGAAGCAGATTCTTTTGAACCAGCCATCATCTAAGTGGACTGAGACTTATTACAGAGAAACAGCAACAGAGTTAACAGCAAACGGCGGAATTAGGTCCGTAGGTAATGTTGCACGAGGAGCAGAATTCCCACACGTTGACCCATCTTGGACGAAGGTGCAAGGAGTTCACCAGAAATTTGCGGCAGAAGCAGATGTATTCTTAGAAGACAAGTTAATGGACGCGATTGACGTTCAGGCAAGGTCTATTTTAAGAGTTGCAAGAGCAGTTGCAGAAGCTGTTGACCAATACATTTACACAACTTTAACTGGAGCATCCGGAATTGGAACGGCGGCGGCGGCTGGTACAGGTTGGGACGCAGCAGTAGAAAGCACACGAAAACCTATCTCAGATATTCTTAAAGGAATTCAGAATTTGGCAGAGTCAAACTACGATGTTTTAGCAAACGGATTCTTATTAGTAACGCCACACGACTACCGGGCCCTAATGGAAAATTCTAAAGTAATAAATAACCCAAGCTTCAAAACAGCAGATGTTGTATCGAACGGTGTTGTTGGGCAGATTGCAGGACTGAAGATAATCGTTTCTAATTCTGTTGACGACGACGAAGCTATGATTATTGTGGGACAAAGAGCAGCTACATGGAAATCAGCTGTTCCACTTACAAGCGCCATTGAGGAATCGAAGGGTGTTAAGTTCACAATTAAATCTTGGGAAATTGGCCATGTTCAAGTTACTGACCCAGCAGCGATTTACGTAATCACTGACACTCAAGAATAAAATGAGTAAAGCTGGAAAATTAGCTAGAGGCAAGAAGTGGTATTCTATGAGGATTGCTGTTGAAGCACGAGAATACAAACCATTTAAGGAGTTCTTTTTGCCTGAAGGTATTGTGAATGATGAAAACAAAATGAAAGACATTAATTATTTTCTAGCACAAGACACACCTAAAAAGGAAGCCAAGCCGTCCAAGAAAGAAGTCAAGAAAGCGGAGGTTGAATAATGGTAGAAATAGTAGGAGACAGTGTTGAAGCGACAGAATTTGGTTGTAATGGAGTTGTCCCACAGGTTTCAAGCGCGGCAATACCAGCACCAACAGACGCAGCTACACTAACAAGTGCAGTAAACAGTTGTATCACTGCGTTGGAGAAATTTGGGTTTGTTGCTGAGAATTAATTTTGAGTCTCCAGATTAATGTTTTTCCTCGGGTTGCTTTTGTAATATTTTCTACGGAGCCCATCAATGTTAAATATTGGAGAATCCTTCTTGTGTAGGCGAAGCTTTTTTCGATTGCATCCGATATATCTCTTGTTGAGGCGACTCCTACTTCTTTAAGAAATGAGATAATTCGAGCATAAAGTTTATTGTAAGCTTCTTCGGAGGGATAACCTGCCTTGCTTCTATAATATCGTCGACGATAAAGAATGGACTTGTCTGTTTTTCTATACTCTCTTTGGTATTCTCTTTGATACTCTTTATCAAAACGAGACTTATCATGCTTGGTCACTTCTTCGGGAAAAAACTTTCTAATTCTCTGATAAATTTTATAATACTCGGCCGGATTATTTGGAGAAGGACAGAAAAAGCCATACCTCTTTTTGAAATGTTTGGGGCAAAGCGGAACGTGCATAAAAGAAGTAGTTGCTAACTCATCACAGTCAGTGCAACGATTCATCGGGTTCTTTTTTATTTCTTTTTCCGAGGCATAATGAACTACACAAAGCGGCACAGTATTCAAATAGGCGGTTGCTTTATTCTTGCATAATTTACATTTCATATTATTCCCAAGTTTCCAATTCAACGATAGTTCCAGCACCAGGTGAAGCAAAATAAATAGTAACATTAGTCAAATAAATGTCGGAGATATTATACTCTTCTTCATAATGAAGTGTAAAGTAAGGAGCAGTCGGAGTAGCTACCTTACCGGCTTCCCACGCCCATCGAATATCTATATCCGAATACGAACCAGAGGCAAGTGGCTCTGCGCTCAAGTCAACCCGAGCTTTAAATCTAACACGATTAGTTCCAGTGTTTAGGAGTTGTGAATACTCTGTATCAGCGTCGGTGAGGACTATATTGTAAGCGTCGTCGGCGAAGCCAATTTTTCTATCAACATATTCTTTATTAACTAAATCTTTTGGGCTGACTGGTGCGTTTTGTTTAGTGCCCTCAATTAATTCTATAGACCGAACGATATTGTAATCATCCATGTTATCATAGTTGCCGGCCCCAGCTGGTCTAGTCATACGAGAGGTCTTTGGCGCCTTGAACATGTTACTTATCTTTTTGACCATAACATTACAAGGATTAAGACTTAATAAGATTTTTGGTAAAATCTATTTACATAAAATAATCGTTAGTTTTAAATAGAGAGAGACATTTTGATGATTAGAAGTTCCATTACTTCGGGGGGAGGGCAACCTCCCCCATTTAAATCATGAAACAGAAACCAACCTGCCCATTATGCGAAGGTTTGAGGAGTTGAAATGAAAAAAACAGAATTAAGCAAAGAGAATCAAGAAAAGTTTAAGTGGTTGATGGACGCTAATACTGAAGACGAAGATGTAGAGGTGGTTGATGGGAGGTTGTTTTGGAATAAAGGCGTTTGGCGTGGTGGAGAGTGGCGTGGTGGAAAATGGTATGATGGAGAGTGGAATAATGGAATTTGGAAGGATGGATATTGGCATGATGGAGAGTGGTGTGACGGGGTTTGGCATGATGGGGTTTGGCGTGGTGGAGAGTGGCGTGGTGGAGAGTGGTGTGGTGGAGTTTGGTATGATGGAGAGTGGAATAATGGAATTTGGAAGGATGGATATTGGCATGATGGAATTTGGTATGAGGGGGATTGGCATGATGGAAAAATGTGGAATAACATCAGACGAAAATTTGTGAAAGTCAAACAAGTAAAGGGGAAGTTTGAGGAGTTGAAATGAAGATTGGAGACCATGGTAGACCTAGACGCTGAAATAACAAGACTGTGGATACTTAGTGGAAAGCAATACGAAAGATACCTCAAGACAATAAAGTTGCTTAGAAACGCTGAAATGAAGCGTGAGATAGATAAATAGACCCCTTTACTCATAATGAAAGTATTGATGCTTACATACTCAATCCAGTATTAGCTTACAGCTAATACTAAGTTATAGTTCTTAAAGATATCTAACTTACTCATTATGAGTAAAAAGTAAGGGGAATATAAGGGTATAGGAATATAAAAGTATAAGGGGAATATAGGAATATAAAAGTATAAGGGGAATATCGTGGTTTCTATTTAGAAACCACTTATAAACCTACTAATAAATCTACTTATCTACTGTATATGACCCTAATATCTACTAATAGCGATTATTATACATAGTTGTATAGTGTAAACTAGGATACTAGAGAAAAATTTTATAATAATATTTTAATTCTAATATAGTTTGTTATGTTTGTTTTTGTTTACTTGGAGTAAGATTGGATGGCTTCGCCAATGGGGGAAGAATTTGGGAAGTTTGTGAATCTAAAACACAATGTCGAGTTAATTCCAAAAAAACAAAGTCTCAAGGCAAAAGTATAATTAATTAATTAATTAATTAATTATATATTGTTAGTTATAGAATATAGAGTTCCACGTGCTCCACAGGAAATCCCTTTATAAAGACCTTCATTTCCTATGGAGAATTCATGAGAAAGGGGCTCAAAAGTTCGCACAATCCAGAGAAAAGAGAGTTTACATAAAATAATCGTTAAACTTAAATAACTATACATACGTATATAACTATGAAAACAAACCGGACCTTCACAATCGATGTCGAGTTAATCCCAATGTTGAAGAAGATAAACGCATCTGAGTTACTGGACAGATTGCTGAAAAAGCATTTCAATATGACACATGGGAAAAAGACAGAAAATACTAAATCTCGATGAAGATATAATCGTTGCACTAAACAAAGAAGATAACATGAGCAGACTGGTCAACAATCTGCTAAAACAGCATTACTCAGAAGACCTTGATGAGGCAGCATTGATAAAGAAAAAATTGGCAATAGAGAAAAACATAGCAGCTGAGAAATTGGAGTTAGAACACATTGGCAAAAAACTACAAGAAATTAAAAATAATCCGGCAGCTAAATTTACATGGAGGAAAGAATGACATACATGCTCGAACATCCACCTGGGACATCAATGGAAGAAGTAGAAAGGCGCGAGAAAGCGTTTTTGAAAAATCAGTTAGCAGTTGAATGGAAATATGGGAAAAAATATAAACCAATAAATCCAGAAAAATACTAATGAAGTGTAAAATAAAAAGAAGCCCGTGGCATAACTTGGACAAATGGCAGACCGATTTTCTTGAAACAAAAGGAGACAAACAGCTGTGCACAGGTAGGCAAGTAGGGAAAAGTGTAGTCTGCGCGAAGGACGCGGGAGATTATGCTAGAACACATACAGGAATGGAACCAATAGTTATGATTGCGCCACTAGAAAAACAAGCACTGGCACTATTTGAGAAGACATTACAATACCTAACTGAATTCCACCCGAACAATATTATACTGAAGGGCAAAGATAAGCCGACCAAAAACAAAATGACACTAAAAAATGGGGTCAAAATCTATTGCTTACCGGTAGGATTGAACGGATTAGGAGTGAGATTTCTAACAATCGGGAGACTTTACGCAGATGAGGCCAGTAGAATTCCTGGAGCAGTTTGGACGGCGGTCACACCAGCCCTATTAACAACAGGCGGAGACACAGTCTTATTATCCACACCCCACGGAGCACAAGGAGAATTCTACAATGCTTGGATTAACAAAGATGGCGCATACAATTCATTCACGAGATTCAGTATCAATTCGGAGGAGGTAATCAAAAACAGAAAGATAAGCGAGTCATGGACAGAATTACAGCGCGAGAAAGGTTTAGAAAAACTAAAGCGAGAAAAAGCAAGGATGAGTAAAATGCAATATGCTCAAGAATACATGGGAGAATTTCTATCAAACCTTAGAAGAGTATTTTCGGATACGCTGATAGATGAGAGATGTTTGTTAGAAAGACAAAGGTACAAAGGCGGTGATTATTATTTGGGAGTTGATGTTGGAAGAGTATATGACCCATCAACTTTTGAAATCCTTTGGTGTGAGGACCCAGAGAAAATCATGCAAAGCGATTCAATCGTAAAGCAAAAAGAACTAACCACGGAAACAGCCAGAGTAATCCTGAGACTTGAAGCAAGCTATGATTTCAGGGGTATAGGAATTGATGACGGAGGAATGGGGGTTGGAGTATTGGACCCATTACTAGAAAATGACGCGACAAAGCGAAAAGTGGTTGGCCTGAACAACGCAATGAAAGTGGTAGATAATGACGGAGCTCACAAAAAACTACTAAAAGAAGACATGTACAATCACTTCCTATCGTTGATGGAACACGGATTTATAACCCTACTAAAAGACATCGAAGTGATTGCTAGCTTAAGGTCGGTACAATATGAATACACAGAAAACGGAATCAGAATCTTCGGAGATAACCTTCATATTGTAGAAGGGCTTATCAGGGCGACTTGGTTAATAAAAACTAAAAGTTTAAATATATTCATTTACTAGATAAAACATGGGAAAAATAGGAAATATCACGACTCAAGAAGAAATTGAGATGAAAGCGGGAATTGGAATGAACACAACTGCAGTTACAGGATTCACTCCGGCAAGAATGAGTGCGTCGGCATTGAATGCAGAATCAATCCTAAACGCAGCAACGAGGTTTAACTATGTAGACGGGGTAACAAGTGGCGCAATCACAGGTTCAGCTTTCACAGGAATTCTAAGCAACATTGTGTCAAGCCTTACAGCAATCGACGCAGTCAAGTGGGATTTTTCTAACTATCAAAACAGAATTATAGCAGAAGACACAATCAATATTTTAAGGGATTCGGCATTGAGGGATATTTCAATCCTACGAGACATTAAAACACAAGAGTGGATAGGTTCTAAATAATGGTAATGACAGAAGAGAATTGCGCTGAGTTAATAACTCTACTATCACCAATAGCGAGGAAGGCAAGAGAAGCAAAGAGCAAATGTGAAAGCTGGCACGGCATTAATTGTGAACTTGATACAAACCTAACAGGGAGCCAAATAACAGAAATGATTGCACTAATTACTACAGAAATGAATGGCTTAATTGCAGCATACACCGCAGCTAAATCAGCATGGGATGGATACTAATGGCACACAACTTTAAACAATTTCCAGAACTGGCAAACAGTCAAATGGATATTTATTATTTCAGCAGTCCGCACAAACAGATTCTAAGAGACTTCACAGCGACGGTAAAAAAGGTAACGGACGGGGATACAATAAGAGTCAAGTGGGCAGAAAGAGACTTTGACTTTCCGGTTCGGTTTTTGAATATAAATGCTCCAGAAATGTCGGAGACAAGAGGGCCAGAAGTTAGAGACTGGTTGGCGGGCCAACTAGAAGACGAAGTCGTAGATATTAAAATCAACAAGAAAAACCGAGTAGACAAATTCGGAAGATTGCTTGGAGAAGTAATCCATCGAGGAATCAATATGGGAAACGCTATGATGGGTCTGGGCATGGTCACTAGATTTGATAGAAGGCACGAGGGCAAAATTCCAAATACAGATAAATCACTGAATACAAGAAAATGGTTCTAGAAGTGGATAACATTTTTGAAGTAGAAAGAAAGGGAGCAGATGAGTTCTTTGTACAGGAAGCAGAGGAAGCATTAAGACCAAGAACTGTAATCAAACAAGCAGACGAGACAATCAGCGACATAGAAGTACCTCAAGATGATGATGAATTATTTATGAGTGTTTCTGCTCAAACTACTTATAAATTCAAATTAGCATTCATAGCCAATGGAACAAATAGTGCAGATATGGATATGCTTTTTTCAGTTCCAGCAGAGAGTAAGGGAAAATATTGGATGACGGCAGAGAATGATAGTAGAGTAACAAGTTTTGAATTAAGAGACTTAACAGAGTCACCAATGGGCTCACCACCGTTAAGCTTGATTGGAGGGAATGAGAGTTTCGAACTAGAAGGCTTCATAATAACAGGAAACAACACGGGCAACTTGCAATGGAAATGGTCTCAGAATAATGATGAGGTAAGCGATTTGATAATAAGAGCTGGAAGCTATCTGGAGGTGACAAGACAATGACGACATTCAAAGATTACCAAGACGAACTAATTGAAAAAATAGAAGAAATTAAAAACAAACAAATCGAACAAGATAGTAGGTTAACAAGGATTGAGGCATCCTTATCAAGATAATGGGAGAGCTAGATATAGGCGGCGCAAGTGCAGGTGATTTGACAAATCAGATAACAGACTTTAGTGTGAATCCTGCAGCAACGGATGGTCCAAGCGGACAAAAAGAAACAGAACATCAGCAAATAAAATTCACCGATTATTTGGGCTACTACAAGTCAATTCCAGAATTGAATATCGCAATCGACATTCGGGCAACTTGGACAGTAGGAAAGGGGTACAAAACAAACAAAGAAATGGACTTCATTCTAAAAAACATCAAAGGAATCGGAACGGATACTTTCAACACAATTCTAGAAAACATGATTAGAACAATGTGGATTGGTGGAGACAGTTACGCTGAGATAATCAGAGATAAGCAAAAGAGGCTAATCAATTTGAAACCATTGGACCCAAGCGTGATAAAAGTTATTTCTAACCAACAGGGAATCATCAAAAGATACGAACAGACAAGCAAGACAAAAAACCCAGCTAAAAA